TCGTCACGCCGGCCGTCGTGCCAGTCCAGCCATCCACCGCCAGGCGTACCGCTCGAGCAATTGACTTCACGCTCGTATATGACGTGCCGTAGGTGGTCAGCTGCAGCGTCACTAAAGGGTTACCGACGTTGCCGGCCAGCGACTGGGGACGCTCAACGGCGGTGCGTTGGTACACGACGAGCGGCAGCGGCGCGCCCTGTGGGGCAATCAGCGGGTACACACGCGTGCTGATGAGCGAAGAGACGGCCGTGCGGCTCGTCAGGCGTGCGTACAGAAATGCTTCTGGGGCTTCGGGCAGGCTCATGGCGTGTTCCTTATGCCACCGTTACCGGATCTGAAAGCGGTCCATCCCCAACGGCGTTCACGGCGCGGACTTGCATCACGGAACCGACTACATACGTGTCCGAACTAGATTCGGTCCACGGATTGTTTGGGTCGTCAGGCTCCACCAGAACGCCGTTTCTGTAGAGCTTGTACCCCGTGAGAGCAGAGCCGCCGTCACTGGGAGTTGTCCATTGAATCAGTTCCGTATCCCTAGCCGTGTAAATCACAGGAGCGGAAGGAACAGTAGGCACGAAAGATGCGTCTCTTTTTTCAGTGCAGACGATTTCCTGATAATCCAGCCTGTCGTGTTCCGTTATTTGGCCGATCTCCAGAACCCTGTTTCGGTACACAATCCGCATGGCTGACGTGAGACCGTTGAGGTAACGAATCCGCACCTTGTGGCTCATGAATCCAACGGCTTCGGCGTACCGCTCAGTTTCCCGAGCCGACAGCGGCTGCACGTCGGCCCACACGGTGGCAAAGGTTGACCACGTTAGCACCGGCTCGCCAACCTCGTTTGCCGTTGGAGACGGTTGCTGAATCGTCACGCGTGTCCACATTTTTCCAGCAGGAAGCATCATCAGCAATAACTCCCCCACCGCAGCGTGTTGAGCATCGCTTTGACGCCAAACGGAACCTCATTCAAGGCCGCCTCTTGGGCTGCGTCACGGTTGCTCCACAGTTGCGAGACGATCAGGAGAATGGCAGACTTCACCGGGGCCGGCACGCTCGTGCCGTCTGACGAGTAGCCAGCCCACCACGTCACCGTGACGCTGTTCTGATCAACAAGGTGCGAGGGCCACGTCTGGCCGTACAGCGGGCGGCAAACCCCCGGCGTGGCCTGGCGGTCCACCCGGTACGACGTGGAGTCCAGCGTGGCCGTGGTGCCGCTCACAGCGGGCGTGTACGTGATCGTGATGGCCGTGGCCGTTCCGGCCGTCACCATCGGCGGGCGTGGCAACTCCAAGTCCAACTGCGGCACGGTGCCTTGGCGGCCGTCAATGTTGTTGCCGTCCGCCTTCAAGCCAAACTGCACCGGCGAGCCGATGGCCCCGTAGAACGAGTCCACGCGCATCTGCCACCGCGTATTACAAAACGTCCGGTCGCAATAATCCTCAGCCCAACGGGTAGCCGCCGTGATAAGGTTGCCAATCAGGGCATCGTCGTCTGTGTTGTCAATGCGCAGGTGCAGCTTGGCCTCTGCCAGCGTTACGGGGTTGCTGGCGGGTTCCGTACTGCGAATAAGGCTGCGGTATCTCATCGGCGCTTTCTCCTGCGCGGTGCGTCTGCGGTTTCCACGTCGCGGCGCTCAACGGTCGCCACCTCGAGCAGGGGCTGCTCCTCGACGTGATTGACGGCGTAGCCATGCAGCACAAGGCTCTTGGCTGGCCCCTTGTCCATCACGATCACGTCACCGCGTCTGTACGCTTGGTAGGGCCGAACGAAACGGATACGGTCTTGATCATCTCTCATGCGCTTATCTCCCCGTGCTCAATGCTGCCCCACGCCTCGGGCGGCCTGCGGCCACCCTTGTTCCAGTAGTCGCTGGGGCTCTGGTAGACGGGCTTGAGATCCCGGCCCGGCCAAGTGAACTTGAGTTCTGCGTGGCCAATCGCCACCTGTGGGGCAATGCCCAGCGTGTTGCCAGCGGCCTTGAACTGACGCCAGAAGTGAATATCCGGGTCTGTCCGCGTCACTTCGCCGGCCGGTGCGTCACCCCAATGGCCATCTGGCCTGGGCGTGCCAAGAAACCACGGGGCAGCCGTCCGCTTGAGTGCTGACGAGCGGATAAGCGTGCAGCCGAAATGGGCCGTTTGGACGGGTTGAACGACAGCTTCAAACCACGCATTTGGCAGCTGCACCATGCCAATGGTGCCGTCGTGCCCCTCGGGCGTGAACATGGGCACGCCCTCGTCACGCTTCGTCTGCAGCGGGGCCACAGCGTCGTACCCGCTGATCAGCGCCGCCGTCATCAGACGCTGGATAGTGTCGGCCTCGTATACGCTGTCAAAATCGACAACTAGAACCCAGTCAGTCCGTTCAATCATGTCCAGCAGGACACGATCTAGGCACTGCTCCCAGAATGCCCCCGTGAATTTGGTAGGGCGAATGTTCAGCGGCAGCAGGCTCTGCATCGTGCAGAAGAAGTTGTCTTGAAAGCCCAAGCGGGGCACAGAGAACGCCGCTTCGACTCGCAGATCGTGCTCAATGTTGCCTACGCGAAACTTCACAAGTGCTCCTTGGTAAACGCCAAACGGGCGGCCGGGCGAACCCAGCCGCCCGCTGTTGGGCGTTTTATCAAGCGTGTCCAGCGTCAGAGGCTGGCGTAGTTGTTCACGCCAGCCGTGGTGGCATCGGTCGGGAACGATTCGGCCTTGCTGAGCCGAGCATTGGTGACAACTGCCACCGTGTTGCCGGGGCTCGTCACCACCGTCAGGTACCGCTTGCGGCCACGCAGGTCAATGTTGAACCGAGCAACAGCACCGACGTTCGCGCCGGTCGTGCTGCCGGCACCAGCCGTCACCGAAAGGCCGGACACGTCCGCTTGGCCGGAGCCACTGGCGTCCGACTCCTGCACCTTCAGCACGCTGGCGTAGGACGAGGTGGCAGCCGTGAACGGGCTGAACACCACGTCGATGGCCGCATACTTGAAACCGAGCGTGTCGATCTCGTGCGAGTGCGTGGCCGAAGCCGCAACGCTCGCCGCAGCCTTCGTCACGCTCTTATTGCCGCTGGCATGGTTCATGGTTCAAAGTTCTCCGGGGAAGGGTGAGTCAGGTTTAGGCAAGCTTGAGAGCCACGACCGGGCCAGCTTCGGTGGTTGAGCCGAGCGAGTGGCATACGATATCGAGCCTTTGAACAGCCCTGAATGCGGTAGCATCCTGTTCGAAGTAGCGCTGGTCGCTGGACGCAATCTGCATGTCGGACTTGACCGCCATGATTCCAGCCAGCGACAGGTCGCCAACGTAGGCAGCGATGGTTCCAGTGGTGGGGGCAGCCGTCATCTTGAGCACCCAGACCACAGGCAGGCCAAGGAACGTGTTGGGCGTGCCCTGGGCGAGGTTCGCAGCCGTGTTGCCGCCCGACAGGGCACCGATGGTGCCGCTGCCAGCCGTGCCGCTCGACAGCATCATCCGCTGCACGCTGTTGTGATACACGCTGGGGTGCATGTACCACGCCGAGGTGCCGATGGCGTAGCGGGGAAGCTTCGCCAGAGCACCGAGGTAGTCGTCAATGTCCAGGGCCGCAATCGACGTGTTGCCGGTGGCTGCCGTTGCAATCGACGCGGTGTGCGTGCCGTCATCAATCTGCACGAGGCCACGGATGCCGCCGTAGGTGCTGGTGCCGGTGCCGTTGAACGCGGCATCGTCAATCGCACCCGACAGCGAGGTGGCGTATTCCTGGGCAAGCCACGACGCAACCGAAATCGCGTTGTCGGCTAGGAGCTCGTTGCTCACCTTCGTGGCACACGCCAGCTTCTTGGCAACCAGCTGCACCATCGTCGCGGTCGGGTCGCTCGTCGTGATGGTGCTATTTTCTCCCAACCAATACGAGGTCACGCCCGTCAATCTGCGCGGGACGAGAAGGGTATCGCTCGACATGGTGACGTTCTGGAAAACATTCATTGCCACGCCGAAGCGCTCAACCAACCTCACGATCGTATTGCTGAAATCCTCAAACACGAGGGCACCGCCGAGGCTGTTCACCTGGCCGCCCATGTCGCGGTACTCAGCGCCGAGGTGGTCCGAGCACCACTGCCGGGCGTTCCGGTCACCGAAGTGAGCCTTCAGCCACTGGCCGCAGCGGTGGGCCATTTCGGGCGACTCAAAGATGCCGGGCTTGTAGCCACGGGTCGAAATGGGCTCGATGCGGGTCTTCACGTCGGTTGTCTCCACGGGTGCAGCGCGGTGCAGAACCTTGAGCAGTTCAGCCTTGCGGGCCTCAGCGGCCTCGCTCTTGGCAATGGCGGCCTTGATCCGCTCAGCCTTGGCCAGCAGTGCGTCGTACTTGGCCTGGCGGGCCTCGACGGCCTCGACGGCGGATCGCTCGCCCTCAACGGGCATGCCATCGGCGTTCTCTACAGCCTCGTCAGCAGCAACCTCTTCATCGAGCATGCCGAGCTCAGCGAGAGTGGCGGCGAGTTCGTCGAGAAGTTCTTTGACCTTGCTGGCGGCCATGTGTGTGGCTCCTGTGTGCGGTAGGTGGTGACCTATTCGCACGGTAGAGCCTTGGCTGGCACTCCTTGCAGAATGCGTGCTGCGAGTAGTTACCTAGTTAGGTAACGAGCGCCGGCGAATCTCGCACGACTTCACGCACTGCTTCGCAGTGTGCCGGCAGTTCGGGCACCGCAGATATCGCGTGCAGACGTTCGCCTTTTCCACAGACGCATACACGCCAAGACGTGCAGAGCGGCAGTGGCCGCAAACATCACCCGACTTTGTGGCCATGCTGCCTCAAAAACCTACGAATCGCCTTCTCAGACTTCGCATCCCGTCGAAGTTCCGGCAGCTTCAGCGCCGGTCGGTGCGATTGTAGAAACCGCTCATAGCTGCGAACCGCCACGCCCGTAGTGGCCTGCTCATACGCTGGCGTCAGGACTGGGCTAACGTCATAGACGCCCTCCACGGAAATCACGCTACGCAGGGCCGTGCCATCTTCGTCCTTGTCCCACGACTCCTCGCCAATGACGAATGCGAATGAACTTCCCCACACGTCACCTCGAGCGATCAGCGTGGAAAGATCCCGGCCCAACTGCGTGTCTGGCACCTCGACGCTGTACCGCATGCCCTCGTCATCGGTGTCCACCGTCAACGTGCCGCTGCGTGTTGAGCCCAGCACGTAGTTGGGGTCATGATTCCACAGGGCCACGACCGGGTGCGACTGCTCTTTGAGAGCGCGGGTAAACGCCCCCGGCATGATCTGCTCGCGGAACGTGCCCAGCATCGTGCTGCGGACGTTGTACTTGGCCGCATAGCCACCGATGTACGCCTTGCCAGCGTCGCGGGTTTCCAT